CATAATGCCGCTAACAAAGCTACAATTCAGACCCGGGCTTGTACAGGATCTTACAGCGTACTCCAACGAAGGTGGGTGGAGAGACGGTGACAAGGTGCGCTTTCGTCTAGGCTACCCCGAAAAAATAGGTGGCTGGGCAAAGTACGCTAGTTCAACTTTTCTAGGTACTTGTCGTGCCTTACATAACTGGATTGCTCTTGACGGATCTAACTATCTTGGGTTGGGTACGAACTTAAAATATTACATAGAAGAGGGTGGCACATTCAACGATATAACTCCTCTTCGCACTGGATCCCCTACAAGTGCAGGTGTTATTACCTTTGCCGCAACAACATCAGCACCGTTTTCTAGCACGATTACGGTAACTCACGTTAACCACGGTGCGGTAGCCGGGGACTTTGTTACTTTCTCTAGCGCCGCAAGTCTTGGCGGAAACATAACTGCCACCGTACTAAATCAAGAATATAGTATTGATCAGGTTCTTTCTGGTAGTACCTATGAAATTACAGCCAAAGATCTTCTTGGGGCTACAGTAACATCCAACGGCTCTGACACAAGTAATGGCGGCGGCAGCACGGTAGGTAACTATCAGATCAACGTAGGTCTTAACACCACAGTGGGTGGTACAGGTTGGGGCGCAGGTTTGTATGGTGGTAGAACTTCAGCACCACTACAGACAACGGTCAATGAGGGCGGCACTCTTTCAAATAGTGACACCACAATTACCGTAACCAGCACCACGGGCATCGTGGCTACTGACATTGTGATGATTGACAATGAGTTAATTCTTGTTGGTGGTATCTCGGGCAATGATCTAACGGGCTGTACCCGTGGGCACTCTGGCACAACTGCGGCTAGTCATGTGGATGGAAGTCTAGTCATCCTAGCTAAAGGTAACGCTGATCCAGCCGACGACTTCTCTGGTTGGGGTGTTGCAGCTTCCGGTGGTCTGACAACTACAACACAGATACGTCTGTGGTCACACGATAATTTCGGAGAAGATCTCCTTATAAATCCTCGTGACTCCGGTGTGTTTTACTGGGACAAGTCCACTGGCACAGGAGCCAGAGCAGTAGAACTATCCACCCGATCAGGCACAAAGAGAAGCGTACCCACCATTTGTAAGCAGATCATGGTGTCGGACAGAGACCGTCACGTTCTTGCCTTTGGTTGTGATGGTCTTGGTGGTGCGAGTGACGCACAAGGAGACGGGGTCCAAGATCCATTGTTGATACGTTTCTCTAGTCAAGAAAATCCAATTGACTGGTATCCTGTAACAACCAACACCGCCGGGGACTTGCGGCTTGGCTCTGGCTCTACCTTTGTAAAAGCCATTGAAACAAAGCGTGAAATCCTGATATGGACTGACACTGCACTAACCTCCATGAGATTTATCGGGCCTCCCTTTACCTTTGGTCTACAGCAGCTTGCATCCAACATAACTATCGCCGGACCAAACGCCGCTGTTGCCACGGAAGATTTTGTGTTCTGGATGGGTGACGATAACTTCTATGTCTATGCTGGTCAGACAGCCCAGCTACCATGCACTGTCAAGGACAAAGTATTCAATGATATCAATCTGGAACAGAGTGACAAGATATATGGCGGAGTAAACTCTGAGTTTAGTGAGGTGTTCTGGTTTTACCCGGCATCTGGATCAACAGAGAATGACCGCTATGTGGTGTACAACTACCTAGAAAAGCTGTGGTACTTCGGTACGTTAGCAAGAAGTGCGTGGTTGGATCGCGGTACTCGGCCCTTTCCTTTGGCTACAGAGGGCGGGTATGTATACAACCAAGAGTTTGGGCATGATGACGATGGCAGCGCAATGACATCATACATTGAGTCAGCCGTGATGGACATAGGAGATGGGGACCACTTTACTTATGTTAGAAGGGTTATACCGGATTTAAGTTTCTCTGGTTCTACTGCTATATCTACCCCGCAAGCCACATTTACAATTAAGTCAAGAGACTTTCCGGGTGAAGATTTTGGTAATACAGCAGCATCCACAACGACGAGGACGCAAACTAGTCCTGTTGAAGAGTACACAAAACAGTTGTTTGTCCGTGCCCGAGGTCGATCTTTTGCATTGAGAGTCGAGTCAACTGCACTTGGTGCTAAGTGGCGGCTTGGCAGTCCTAGAGTTGACTTACGTCAGGATGGGAGGCGCTAGTGTCTAGCAATCAAACGCCAGCACCAAGACTGCCGGAAGCTCCGCAAGAGTATAGCGTTGGCTACATGTCTGACCTTGTTCGAGCACTGGAGATATTTATTGAGCAGGAACGTAACCCGGGTGACCTACGAGCGTCGACTATAACAATAACAGACTTGCCCACAAGCGCCACTGGACTTGAGACGGGGACGCTGTATAATGATTCCGGTACTGTAAAGGTAGCATAATGGCAATATTTGGTGATCTTGGAAAAGCATTAGGACTAGGCAGTGCAAAAGAAGTGCTGCCTTTGATTGGTGCGGCTGCTGGTTTTTACTTTGCTCCGGCTTTAGGCATGTCCGGCGCAATGGGTTCAGCCCTTGGTTCTGGTGTGGGTAGCCTAGCTGGAGGTAGATCGGTCAACGATGCCCTGACCAATGCCGCTCTTTCATATGGTGTAACCTCCTTCTTGTCCCCCGCTGTCACGAGCAAACTGCAAATGGGCGGTGGTGCAGGGTCACCTCCTAGTTTCTTACAGAGCAAGCTGTATGGTATAGAATCTGTCAAGCCTTCAATGTTAACCGGAAACTTTAACGAAGGAATGACTACTGGGACTGGAAAAAGCAGCGGGATAGGGGGCTTGTTTGACGATTTTACACTGAAAGATGCTTTCCTTGCATCTAGTTTAGCAGGGACTGCGCTACAAGCACTTGACAAACCTGAAGAAGGGACACCTCAACCTGACCCGGTGGGTGGGACTCTTGTCGAAAAAGTATACGGGCCGTTAACAGACAAAGAATATGACATAACTAACCCGATAGAAATGGCAGAGTACAACAAAGAAGTAGACAGGATGTACGATGATGATTTCGAGTACGAAGATGAAGAGCCTGTTTTAGCAGCGGATGGCGGGGCTATGTACGGACGCGATAAAATGAGTTATGATACCCCGATAACGGGTGAGGTCAGCGGACCGGGGACAGGAACATCTGATTCCGTTCCTGCTAGATTGTCAGATGGAGAATTTGTTTTGACGGCGAAAGCTGTTCGTGGGGCAGGTGGCGGAGACAGAGATGTAGGTGCCGCTAGATTATACGACATGATGTCCGAGTTGGAGGCTACAGCGTAATGGCAACACAAACACAAGAAGTTACCCAACGGTTAGCCCCGTTTCAGGAAGAGTTTTTAAAGAAAATCTTTGATGATGCTACCGCCCTTGGTAGCACAAAAATGCCGTTTGCTCCAGAAAAGCAGTTTGGTTTATCTGCGGAGCAGCAACGAGCTCAACAAATGGTTGCCCCCGGTGGAGGTGGATTGGGAGCCTACCTGCCTTTCTTGCAACAAGCTCAAGGAGCGATGACGCAAGCAGGAGCTTTTGCACAGCCGGGGGCAGCACAACAGTTTATGAACCCCTATGAGCAGGCTGTTGTTGATCAAACGATGGCTGACATTCAAAGGGCTGGACAACAGCAGCAAAATCAACTTAGTGCTCAAGCAGCACAAGCAGGAGCTTTTGGTGGATCACGTTTTGCTGTCGGTCAAGCAGCACTTGGCGAAGCTAACATACAAGAACAATCCAGAGCAGCAGCTAATCTCAGGCAGCAGGGCTACGCACAGGCGCAACAGGCGGCGCAAAATGCAGCGCAACTACAAGCGCAACAGGCCGGTTTGTTTGGACAGCTTGGTGGTCAGGCGCAGCAAATGGGTGTGCAGGATATAAATACTTTGCTTGGAATTGGTGGACTAACACAGCAGATGGGTCAACAGGGACTTGACATTGCTAGAAGAAACATGTTGCAAAAAGCATCAGAACCTTTTCAGAAACTTGGTTTCTTGTCAGACTTGTTCCGTGGTGTTCCATCCGCGCAGCAAACTACAACACAAACAATACCTTCTCCTAATCTTGGTTCACAGCTTATGGGTCTGGGTATTGCAGGTCTTGGCGCTTATGGTCAGTTTGGGAGTTAGTAATGGCTATAACTAGCATAGGAAATAGATTAAAAGAGTACCAAATCAAACGATGGCTAATCCTGTAGTTAACACAAGCTTTATGGGTTTTGATCAGCAACCAGATGCAGGTGCTGTTGATCCAAATGCTGGAAAACGTGGTGGTAGAAAAAGAAGAAGAGAAGAAAAACAAGAAGAAAGTGTCGTAACAGAGAACCCTGTAGTAAAACAAAAGAAAAAACCAAAATTTTCAGGTATTACTGACGCAGAAATAATAGCAGAATCAAAAGCGAAAGCGGCGGCTAAAAAAGCTAAAGAAGAAGCCGCCGCCGAAGATCCTAAAGATAAGAGGATAAGCAAGCCCGACGCGGCTCTTAAAAAATTCACAGATAGGTTGTCCGAGTTACGAGGGACTAAGACCCCGAAGACAAAGAAAGACAGGTTGAAAGAGGCCAAAGAGTTTTTGAAAGAAGCTGGTGTGTCGGATGTAGATGACATCAGAACCTCCAAGGACTTCATGCTTATGACTCTAGGTCTCAACATCGCAACGGGTCAGTCACCTGAATTTATTGCAAACGTAGCAAGTGGAGCTAAAGAAACTCTTGGTACGTTTGGTGAGCTAAAAGCTAAAGAGCAAGAAGCAAAACGTGCTGTTAATCTAGCTGCCGCTGAAATGGCTAATGCAGATAACGAAGCAGCCATTGCTCGTGGTGCGAAGCTGGACGAAGCAGAACTAGCAATCCTAACAGAACAGTATAAAGCTGCTCTTGGTCCGAATGATTTACAAATAGCAAGAGCCGTGGCGGAAGAACAGGATATGCCCCTTTTTGACGCACTTAAACAAGTTCAAGCAATGAAAGGTTCTAGATCAGCTTCAGCTAGTTCTCAAATTGTTGCAAGAATTCTTGCTAAATACAAAGATGCAAATCCAATTTTTGTAGCGGCGTTACGTTCTACAAGTGGATTAAAATATATAAATGAAAATTTTGATGCAACTTCTATCGCTCAAGCGTTGGGTATACCCCCTGACCACCCAGATGTTGCCATGATTATGGGCATTGCAAAAAATCCTCCAGAAGGTGGTTTGGGTATGCAAGATGAAACCCCACAAAACAGCGGCAGCAGCGACGGAATTACCATAGAGCCAATAACAGAAAGCTAGGGGGCAAAATGCCTGAGTATAAGGTAACACTCCCCGACGGACGATCATTCAAAGTCACCGCTCCAGACGGGACATCGATGGATCAGATTCGTGCTAAGATACGAGCACAGTTTGGTGGCACTGGAGCTACGCCTGAAGCCAGCGTCGAAGGCGAGAGCGAAGGAACACTACAGGAAATTGGTGAAGGTATTGTTGGTGGTGTGATAGAAGCAGGCTCTGGTCTTCTTGAGTCTGCCGCTCTTATTCCAGATCTTGCCGCTGGCACTGACTATGCCGTCCGCATATCCAAGGCTAAGAACGAACTAAAAAATGACCTTGGTATTGATCCAACTGGTGCAGCCGGTGAAATAACCGAAGCACTTGTACAGTTCGTGGTCCCGGGTCTCGGGGCCGCTGGACTTATAGGTAAGGCTGCAAAGCTACGAAACTTTAGTAAAGCTTCCAAGACAGCTTCTCAAGTTGTCGGTGCAGGTGTAACGGATGCTCTTGTGGCGAGTGACGGCACAACAACTATCGGTGACTTCTTCGAGGGTGGTCCCACGATGAGCTCCGAAAATATTGGGGAGACTGGTAGAGAAGAAGCAGCGCGAAGAATTGGTAACAAGTTAAAGTTGGGGTTGGAAGCTGCTGGCGCAACGGCGGCTGCCGGACCAGTGTTTAAAGCTCTAGGAATTGCTGGTCAAGCTGGTATTAAAGGCACTAGAGCAGTCTCTGATGTTACAGGGTTTTCTACGTTAGCGGCGCGAACTGGCGAAACAATAGCTGGCTCTACTCAAAAAATTATAGATAAGTACCCTGTGGCTGATCAGCTACTAGGTTTGTTTCGTTCTCGTGGCATGCTGCCGCAACAAGCGTTTGAAGAAAAAGCAGGGCTGATTGGTAAGGTAGAGTCACAATTAAATAAGACGGGCATAATTGTAGCTAACTTACAAAAAAAGCTAGATAAAATATTTGGCACAAACAACGCCTCATTCCGCAACATTATGATTGACGGCGATTCTAATACTCAAGTCGAAGCCATGAACCTTTTGTACGGATTTTTAACAAAGGACAAAAGTTTTGTTGAAGCGGCAGCAGCCGAAGCTAGAAGGTTAGGACAGAACTTTGACCCCAACAGCGCAACAGATCTAGCAAAATTCTTACCTGACTTTATGCGGCCTGACGCAATGAAAATGCGTTCGCAAATTGATTTGCTTTCAAGGTCGATATCGCGGTCTGATTTTGTTCAGGGCGGCATGATACCCGACGTTGAAAACATTGTAACAAATAACTTACAGAACTATATGCGCCGGAAGTTCGCAGCGTTTGAAGACCCTAACTGGTTCCGCAGCGACAACGAAGCATTTACCACAGCTTACGAAAACGCAGTTCAATTCTATAAGGAAAGTCCAGATATTGCAGAGGACTTATACACGAAGTTGGTAGGTCCTGTTCCAGAAAACTTTACTGTTGGTGTTGGTGTCAACCGTCGAATGACTGACACAGCCGCAAGAGAGATGATGGATGCTTTTGTTAAGCGGTATGAAAAGCCTTCTAAGCCTATAGCGCAAGATGGAACGGTTACCCGAGCAGTTAAAGACAGACTTCGCACCTCGTTACTTACAAAAGAAAAGTTAAACGAGCCTGCTCTTCGAGCGGTGCTGGGTGAAATTAAAGATCCAATGGAAGCTTTTGTTAGTACCGTTAACGACTTAGCAGAGTTCCGGGCTGTTGATTCATACTATCAGTATCTTGCCAATAACTTTTTAGATCAGGGCGATGAATTTATAAGTCAAGAAACATTTGATAATTTAAGTCTTGCAAAAAAGAATGAGTACAGAAAGCTTGATTCCGGGGGCGGTGATCAAGACGTAGCTTTTGGAGCCTTGCAAGGAACTTATGTAAAGAAACCTGTCTACAATAATCTTACTAACTTGACAATGGCACAGGGCACCGCCCTTACAAACGCAACCAGACTTACCTACGGAAACTTTCTTCGTGGTAAAGGTTTGGTGCAGTTTGCGAAGACAGTCCTGTCCCCTATCACTCAAGTCCGTAATGTAACAACTGCCAGCTTGTTTGCCGCAGCGCAGGGTAACATAGGAAGAGGAGCCAATTTAGGCGAGTCCATAGGATTAGTTGTTGACAACATATACAAGGGTGAGATCCCACGATTAGCCAAGGCTATGGGGATATCCAATGATCAAGCTCGTGGTGTTTATTTCAGGAAACTACAGGAGCTTGGAGTTGTTGGAACACAGGCGCAGGTTCGAGAGATTGATCGTCTTCTTGAAGAAGGTTTTGGCGGCAGCTTAAAGGCAGAGCTTGATGAGCTCGGTGTTTCTGTTGGCAGAGAAAAAGGGTACATAAGAAGAACTCTTGGCAGGAGTAAGCTTGGACAGTTCTTTGACTCAGCCGTTATAAAGCCGGGGCAAAGAATAGCCAAGGGAGCAAGAGACGCATATCAGGGCGGCGATGATATATGGAAGATATATAACTTGGTTCTGAAACAGATGCTTTAAAGTACGCAACAGACATGGGTTTTAGAAGCGTTGATGAGTACGCGGCAGACATTGTTAAAAACGTAGTGCCTAACTACGAGCGTGTGCCGGAAGCAATTAAGCTTTTACGAAAAGCACCACTTGGTAACTTTATAGCGTTCCCTGCTGAAATTATTCGTACCAGCGCAAACACACTAAGGTACGCCATAAAAGAACTTCAATCACCTAATTCTAAAGTCCGTGATATTGGTATGCGTAGACTTATGGGGTTCACTGCGACGACTGCTGTTGCCGCGCCAGCAGCGCAAGGTCTTGGTATGTATCTTGCTGGTGTTACTCAAGAACAAATGGATGCTCTGCAAAGAAGAGTTGCTCCTTGGAGCAGAAACTCCACTCTTATCCCGACATCTGTTAAGAAGGGCAAAGACGGCAAAAACTATGTAACAGGGTACGTCGATTATAGTTACCTTAACCCATACGATTACTGGCAGCGTCCCGCTCGTGCAGTTTTAAATGCGGTCAACAAGGGTGAGATAGATAAATTGGACGCAGACAAGGTGGTTTTGGATGCTGGCCTTGGGATCATCGACGAGATGACAAAACCTTTTCTTACCGAAGAATCCATCCTAGCGGAGCGTATAGCGGACATAGCTATACGGGGCGGGGTAACAAGAACGGGAGCTAGAGTATATAACGACGGTTCTGGAGAGTTTGGTGTAGACGATGGCGGGACCATCCTCGCTAAAAGTTTTGCTCACATTTTTGACGCATTCAACCCGGGTGCGGTTGAACAGGTTGTCGGTGGCATAGGACCTAAACCAGAACTGGGTGGACAGGTTGGGTACAACCCAAGTAGATTAATGACTGCGTTGACTGCTCCTGATGGCAAAGATCCTCGTGGTAACGTAAGACAGTTCGAGGAAGAGATCGCTGCCTTCATCACAGGTATTAGAGAGCAAAAGATAGACGCAGAAAAAGTGGTCAAGTATGGCGCTGCTCAGTACGGAACTGCCGTCCGGGGAGCATCGCAAATATTTAACCGTGCGGCTAAAATAGAATCTCGCATGGACCCAAACAATATTATTGAGGCATATGCAAAAGCGAACGAGGTGTTGTATACTCTTCAAAATGACATGTTTAGGTTGGTTAAAGATATGCGCCAACTTGGTATGGAAGACAGGGATATTCGTAGAGCCTTGAACAGATACAAGGTTGGCAACGCAAACAAAATAATGCGTGGTGAATTCACTCCACAAAACATATCTGATCAGGTAAAGAGCACGGCTAGAAAAACGCAAAGAAAACTCGGAGGAGAGTTCCCGGTAAGAGAGATAAACGCAATACGCAGAAGCTTGCTTCGTAGAAAACTAACTGGTGAACCTATAGAAATAGAAAGACCAGAAATAGTTGACCAGTTAAGTAGTGCCACGGTCCCCGAACCACGGACCTTGGACACAGCGCAAGCACCAGAACAACCAGTTGCCGCAGCTACGGCTCCTCCCGTAGCAGCGCAAGCGGGAATCGCTTCAGCCCCTTTGGCGATTCCCGCAACAAATCAATTGGCTAATGTAAACCCAATCACGCTTCCTGATCCAAGAGATCAGATGTTAGCACAGAGATTAAGAGGTGTAGGATGAACAAAGATCAATTAAGACAAGAGCTTGCGGACGATGAGGGCTGCAAGTACGAGATATATTTGGACCATCTAAATTTACCAACTTTCGGAATCGGTCACCTCATTACCGAGTCCGACCCGGAGTTCGGTCAGCCCATTGGCACAGAAGTGTCTGAAGAGAGG